ATCATGCTATGGATGCGACGCAAGCCTAATGAGGTGTGGTCACCTAATGTCTAGCCCCGTACCACAATGGTCTGAGAGTAGATATTGGCAATACATACGCAATACGCTACGCAGTGGTATGTTCAGGTATCCAAACAAATACAAAGTCAGAGAGGCAGCTAAGAGACATGTTAAAATTAAAAAAGGCAACCAGAAGTGGGAGTATAGATGTAATTCATGCAGAAGATGGTTTCCTGCTAAAAGCACCCAAGTGGATCATATTAATCCCGCAGGTAGTCTTAGAAACTATGATGATCTTGCTAGCTTTGTTCGTGGTTTATATTGCACTGTAGAAGAGATGCAGCTGNTATGCAAGAGGTGTCACAAGAAGAAGACAATCATAGAAAGAGGAGGCAATCCAAAAATTGTTACATTTAAAAAGAAAAACGCTAAACAGCAGCGAGCTAGGCTTAAAAGTTTAAAACTACCAGATGGTACTAATGCAAAGAAACGTATAGAAATTTATACTAAATATGTGGAGAGTAAAAGTGAACGATGATAAAACAACATTAACTTGTACTAATAATTATGGTCATTATTCCATATCAATAAATAGCGTTGACCTCAGCATTTTTGATGTCAAGGACGAGTTATTATGGCCACTGTTATTATCTATGGGATTTATGTCAGAGACTGTTGAAGAAATACTAGGTGAAAGAGTATGAGTGTTAAACATATGGTTATCCCAGACACCCAGATGAAACCTGGTGGTAAAATAAACCACTTACGGTGGGCTGGTCAGTATGCTGTGGATAAAAAACCGAATGTTATTATACATATTGGTGATCACTTTGATCTACCCTCCCTATCTATATATGATATAGGTAAAAAGGGATTTGAGGGAAGATGCTACTTGGATGATATTGATGCAGGTAAGGAGGGTATGGAGGCCTTTTTATCTCCCATTAAAGAGTATAATAAGAAACGCAGGAGAGATAAGAAGAGGCTTTATAAACCCAGAATGGTATATTGTTTGGGTAATCATGAGTATAGAATTGAACGAGCTGTTGAAAGTGACAGAAAGTTAGATGGCTTATTATGCTATGAAGATTTAAAGTTGGAAGAGTGTGGTTGGGATGTAATTCCATATTTAGAGCCTATATGCATTGATGGTATTATGTATTGTCACTTCTTTACGTCAGGGGTTATGGGTAGACCTGTATCTAGTGCTAGGTTGATGTTAAACAAGAAACATATGTCTTGTGTGATGGGGCATGTGCAGGATAGGGATATTGCATACCAGCGCAGAGCAGATGGGAGTAGNATAACTGGTATCTTCACTGGTATTTACTANCAGCACCAAGAGGAGTATTTGAACGCACAGACTAACGGTAGTTGGGCTGGAATATGGATGTTACATGATATAAAGGATGGAAGTTTTGATGCAATGCCAGTCTCCCTATCTTACTTGAGGAAAAGATATGCTTAGTATAACCAAGGTGGAGGTATGGAGTTTGCTTAATTTACTCAAAGAGATGCGCGATATGTCCTCTAGTGATTGTATTGAAGATTTACAAGATGATGTTGACGACTTAATAGAAATGTTGGAGGGTATTATAAATAATGGATAGTTACAGCCAGTACATAGCTACAAGCAGGTATGCAAGATGGATAGAGAAGAAGGGTAGAAGAGAGGTGTGGGCAGAGACTGTTTCTAGATATATAGAACATTTCTCTGATAAATTACCAAAAAAATTACAAAAAGAATTAGGAGATGCTATAACAAATTTGGAAGTCATGCCTAGCATGAGAGCGTTAATGACTGCTGGTACAGCCTTAGAGAGGGATAATGTAGCTGGTTTTAACTGTTCATACCTAGCTATAGATCATATACGTTGTTTTGACGAGCTAATGTACATATTAATGTGTGGCACAGGCGTTGGTTTTAGCGTTGAACGCCAGGATATAGCTAAGCTACCAGAGGTAGCAGAGGAGCTGCATGACACTGATACTATTATTGTTGTACGAGATAGTAAAATAGGATGGGCTTCTTCTTTTAAAGAGTTGATTAGTCTATTATACTCAGGACTAGTACCCAGCTGGGATGTTAGCAGGGTTAGAGAAGAGGGTGCTAGACTAAAAACATTTGGTGGTAGGGCTAGTGGGCCTGTACCCTTAGTTGACTTGTTTAATTTTACTGTTGATTTATTTAAAAATGCTTGTGGTCGTAAACTATCTTCTATAGAATGTCATGACTTAGTATGTAAGATTGCTGATATTGTTGTGGTTGGTGGTGTTAGAAGGTCAGCCCTAATCTCACTATCTAATTTAACAGATGATCGCATGAAACGTGCTAAAACAGGGCAATGGTGGTTAGAGAATGGGCAACGTGCATTAGCAAACAATTCAGTTGTATACACAGAGAAGCCTGACTTACAGGCATTTTTGCGAGAGTGGAGCAATTTATATGAGAGCAAAGCTGGTGAACGGGGGGTCTTTAGCAGAGTTGCAAGCCAGAAACAAGCAGCTAAAAATGGACGCAGAGATAGTGACTGGGCTTTTGGAACTAATCCATGCTCTGAAATTATCCTCAGACCAAACCAATTCTGCAACTTATCAGAAGTTGTCGTTAGAGCTGGAGACAGCCTTGAAACTCTTAAGAGGAAAGTGCAGCAAGCTACTATACTTGGAACGCTGCAAGCGACTCAAACTAACTTCCGCTATTTAAGACCAATATGGAAAAGGAATACAGCAGAGGAAGCTTTACTGGGTGTATCCCTTACAGGGATTATGGATCATCCCGTACTCAGTGGAGATGTACCTTGGGAAATGGAAGGAGAGTGGCCTGCTGACCTACCAGAGGTGTTAACTATTTTAAAGGAGGTGGCTATTGAAACTAATAAGAAATGGGCTAGTAAGTGTGGGATTAATCCTGCTACTGCCATTACTTGTGTCAAGCCTTCTGGTACTGTTAGTCAGTTGGTCAATAGCAGCAGCGGTATTCATCCTCGCTTTTCACCTTACTATATTAGGAGAGTGAGAGGAGATAGTAAAGATCCATTATCAATGCTACTAGAGGCCTCTGGTGTACCCTGTGAGGAGGATTTAACATCACCAACTACCAAGGTGTTCTCATTCCCTCAAGCATCACCAGAGGGTGCTATATGTACAGCTGACGTTACGGCTATGGAGCAGCTAGGGTTGTGGAAAATATATCAAGATTACTGGTGTGAGCATAAGCCTTCTATAACTGTATACTACTCTGATGATGAATTTTTAGAAGTTGGTAGCTGGTTGTATACAAACTTTGACAGCGTTAGCGGTATATCATTCCTACCGCGTAGCGATCATATCTACAGACAGGCACCTTATGAAGAGTGTACTAAGGAGGAATATGATACGCTTGTAGCAGAAATTGGTCTTATTGAGTGGGATTTGCTATCCACATACGAATTAGAGGATATGACTGAAGGTAGTCAGGAATTAGCCTGCGTAGCTGGGGGATGTGATATATGAATAAGTTAGTTGAACAAGTTAAAAAACACGAAGGATATAGACGTAAAGTGTATACAGATACAGAGGGGCACCCAACCATAGGTTATGGATTTAACTTGGATGTTGGTATGAAGAGGGAGATAGCTGAGCATATATTACGTATCCAGCTATTTGATGTACATATAGCTTTATGTAAAGAGTTCTTCTGGTATACTGGTTTAAACGAAGCAAGACAAGGTGTTATAATAAATATGGTATTTAACATGGGTATGTCTGGCTTTAAACTTTTCAAGAAAACAAGAAAAGCCCTCGTGAAGAGGGACTATATTACAGCTAGTGAAGAGATGCTCGATAGTAGATGGGCGCATCAAGTTAAAGATAGAGCTTGGGAGCTAGCAGATCAGATGAGGAATGGTTGTTATCTACCCTTTGAGTCATGGCAATGATTTATCCAATATCACACCTTAGCAGTCCAATAGAACACCTCTGTGCCACCACCTGTATAATTAACAGTTATATTTGTAGCGTCCGCT